TGGTAGTACATGTTCTTACAATACTTTTAGTGGCTCACACTGGTCAAGATTAATAGATAATTCAAAACCTACAATTCTTAAAGGTACAGTAATTGAAACCATTGATGAGATGTGTGATTGGTATAGAGTAAAATTTACTATAGCTGAAACGGAAGATGTACCAGAACGTATAGAAGAAGTTTCGGTAGCATTACCTAGTGGTAAATCAGTTGGTGATACAATGTCATATACACATGAAGGCATAACATATGACAATGCAGTCATTGTAAAAGAAGAAGATGAAAAACATCCTAAATGTAAAATATCAGATACAGCAGATAGCAAAAGAGTATATGGTGTTCACATGGCATGGGATAATGATGACGATACAGTAAATGATATGTATGTAACTGCTGTTGGTACTTATGTAGTAAGAATAAACAAAGATGTAACAGTTTCAGCAGGTGATCTGCTTTCATCTAATGGTGATGGCACAGCTAAAGTTCAAGATGATGACATTATAAGAAGCAAGACATTAGGTAAAGTATTAACAAACATTAAACAAGAAACATATAGTGATGGAAGCTATACTGTTCCTTGTGCATTATATTGTGGGTAATTAAATGCTAGGTCACTCATCCATTGCCGAAGCTGCTTTTGCCGATAGTTTAGGAGGCATATTACAAGCTGGTGTAGCCGAGATGAGTGGTATTGCCTCTAAGACTTCTGTAGGTGTTGGAATACTAACAGGTGGCGAGATTAACATTGATGGTAATTTTACACAAACATCTACTGGTACATTCATAAGTGCAGGTGCATCTACCGATGTAAGTATGAATTTTATACAGACTACAGCAGCAAATAGATTAGATGTTTCTGAAATAGATTTAACAACAGAGTTTACTCAAACGTCAAATGGTATTATGATACTAACAACTAGTGCGAGTAAAAGTTTTATTTTTACAAAGACAACTGTAGGTGATATTAAATTTATAGAAGTAAATGCAGGTGCAACAACAGAAACATTTACAACCATTACTCCAAGTGGTACAGAAACTTGGACAACAGTAACTCCGTCGGGTACAGAAACCTGGACAGAAATACAGTGAGGTAAACATGGCAAGTACATATACAGGAAACACAGGGTTAGAAAAAATAGGTTCAGGAGAACAAGCTGGAACATGGGGAACAACAACTAATACAAATTTTGATATTATAGATGATGCGTTAAATGGTGTTCTTGAAATAACCGTTTCTGGTAATACTACTCTAACCACAAGTGATGGAGTATTATCAAATGGACACCATAAAGTTATATTATTAATAGATAATGTATCGGGGGCTTTTAACCTTACTATAGCCCCTAATGATGTTCAAAAACTTTATTTTATTAAAAACTCTACTGATCAAATAGCTACTATATTACAAGGTGGGGGTTCAGGAACTACTGTTACTTTAGCTGCTGGAACATCTGGAATTATTTATGCTGATGGTACTGGATCAAATGCGAATGTCGGTACAATATCTACTGATTTATTAGGTGACACTTCTCCACAATTAGGGGGTAATTTAGATACTAATGGGAAGAATATAAACTTTGGTGATGCAGGAACAGCAGGAACAGATGATACGCTTCAGTTCGGAGCATCACAAGATTTAAAAATATTTCACGATGGAAGTAATAGTGTAATAAGAGATAGTGGTACTGGAAACTTACAACTTTCTGGTAGTCAAGTTGATATAAAAGGTGGAGCCGATGAAGGCGAAACTATGGCAACTTTTGTTGACAATGGTGCTGTATCCCTTTATCACGACAATAGTGTTAAGATAGCCACTTCAGCTACTGGTGTAACAGTTACGGGAAATATAGCCAATGCTTCTGGAGACATGACACTAGATGTTGCAGGTGATCTTACATTAGACGCAGACGGTGGCGATATAATATTAAAAGATGGTGGCACTACTATTGGCAAACTAATCCTTAATTCTAATGGTGGTGATTTTATTATGTCAAGTCGTGTATCAGACAAAGACATAGTTTTTAGTGGTAATGATGGTGGGTCTATCATTACAGTTCTTACACTTGATATGTCTGCGGCTGGAGCGGCGACTTTTAATAATGATGTAACTGCCTTTTCTGATAAAAGACTTAAAACAGACATAGAACCTATAGCAAATGGTTTAGATAAAGTTATGCGTATGCAAGGGGTTTACTATAAAAGAAATGATGTAGAAGATGCAAGGCAACAAGTAGGTGTATTAGCACAAGATATGGAAACTATAGTACCAGAGGTTGTATTGACGGCTGATGATGAAATGCAAACTAAATCTGTTGATTACGGCAAACTATGTGCTGTACTTATAGAAAGTATAAAAGAATTAAAAGCAGAAATCGATGAATTAAAGAAGAAATAATTATGGCGTTAGCGGGATCAGGAGCAATAAGTTTTGCCAATATAAGGGATGAGTTTAGTCCTGGAAGTAATACTTCTGTTTCTCTCGGTGATTATTATCGTCAAGGCAGTAAGATAAAAGCCAAAGCTGGAGATAACAATGCAACTCATTTAGCTTCGGCTGTGCCTACAAGTGGTGCATTAGCACTTAGTGATTATTATGGAACAGGGTTAGGTTTCCAATTTACAATAAGTTCTGATGCTACAGACCAAAATTTATCAGCTATTTTTGGTGATGATTACGATCTCGATTATCTCAAACTTGTTGTTATTAACTCTGGTGTAACTGTTGGTGGTACAAGTACAAGCACTCCAGCTATCAATGTTCCCTCTGGTGGAGCAGGTACAATTACTATAACGAACAATGGGAATATATATGGTAAGGGTGGAGCAGCAGGTAGTGTGGGGGGTGATGCTATTGTAGCAGCGAGTGCCTGTAATGTAGTTAATAATGGCAACATTAAATCTGGTGGAGGTGGTGGAGGAAATGGTGGTGCAGGTGGTAATGGTGTTACTCCTGTACAGGCTTCTTTAAATAATTTCACAGATGAAGGTGGAACACCTTATGGTAGTGGTAATACACCTAATAATGATGCTCCTTCTTGGTTTAATGCAGGGTCAAAACCTGGATATGGTGGCAGTAATAATTTAAATGGTGCAGGTGTTGTTGCCGACAGAAAATGGGGTGGTATTGATGGAAATGCTCCTCAATCTGGAGCAGTCAATGTAAGTTGGGGTTTGTTTACAACATCAAGTTCTTTTAGAGGATCTCTTGCAAACAGAGGTCCTTTCTACTGTTCGTTCCAATTAGGCACACAAGGCACATATACTTTAGCTAGTGCAACAATAACCTCTACTTATGGTTCTGGGTATGGAAGTCCACAAATAAATATAAGTACAAGTAATACTTCTGCCAGTCAAGGTCAAGGTGGAGGAACTTACACAGGTGGTCAAACTATGAATCTTTCTGCAGATACTACTTATTATTTAGTTGGTTATTTAAGTAATATAGGTGGTGGAACAAATTTATATTATAATAATTTTGATTTTAATTTTAATCTTACTGTTAACACTATTACTTCAGGTGGTGCTGCTGGAGCAGGTGGAGTAGGAGGAAGTTATAATGCTTCGGCTGGATCTGGAGGAGCAGGTGGTTCCGCTGGAGGAACAAATGCTGGAGCAGGTGGTGCAGGTGGTAATGGTGGAGCATTAGGGGCTGCTGGATCTAATGGAACTGCTGGTGGTAATGGGGGTGGCTCGGAGATTACTTATCCTTCTTCCGCTCCAACAAATGGTGGTTCTGCGGGAACAGGTGGAGCAGCAGGGAAGTATATTAATGGTCAAAGTAATGTTACACTAACAAATAATGGAACAGTAGCAGGAAATATATCATAATGCCTTTAACAAAGTTACAATTTAAACCTGGAATCGTATCTGATATTACTTCTTATAGTAATGAAGGAGGATTTATAGATGGAGATAAAGTAAGGTTTCGTTTAGGTTACCCAGAAAAAATAGGAGGGTGGGCTAAATACACTACTTCAACTTATGAGGGAACAGCAAGAAGATTACATAATTGGGTTGCTCTTGATGGTTCTGACTTTTTAGGTGTTGGAACAAACCTTAAATATTATATTGAAGAGGGTCAGACTTTTAATGATATAACCCCTATACGAAACACAACAAGTGCAGGAGATGTTACTTTTTCTGCCTCAAGTGGTTCAGCGACTATAACTGTTACGGATCCTGCTCATGGTGCAAATGAAAATGATTTTGTAACTTTTTCTGGAGCAGCTAGTCTTGGTGGTAATATCACAGCAACTATATTAAATATAGAATATCAAATCGTAGCGATTATAAGTTCTAACTCATATACAGTTACAGCTAGTGTCGCAGCAAATGGATCAGATACTGGTAATGGTGGTTCTAGTGTTATTGGGGCATATCAATTAAACACTGGTCTTGATGTTACAGTTGGTGGAACTGGTTGGGGTGCGGGACAATGGAGTGGCACAACATCTAGTGCTTTATCAACACAACTTAATGAAGCATTGGATGCTAGTGAAACTGCTATTGATGTGGATGATGAAACAGATATGAATACAGCAAACGATGTCATACTTGTAGACAACGAACTTATGCTTGTATCGGCAACGACTGATGATAATACAATGACTGTAACTCGTGGACATAGTGGCACGACAGCAGCAACTCATGCAGATAATACCTTAGTACGATTAGCTGTAGGAAATACCTTATCTACTTCCGATTTTGTTGGTTGGGGTAGTGCAGCATCAATTACTGTTCCTGGAGCACAAATAAGGTTATGGTCACATGATAATTTTGGTGAAGACCTTATAATAAACCCAAGAGATGGAGCTATTTATTATTGGGATAGGACAAATGGCTTTGGAACACGAGCTGCTCTATTAAACACACGGACTGGAACTAAAACGAGTGTTCCACAAGTTGCTAAACAAGTACTTGTATCTGACCAAGATAGACATGTGGTTGCTTTTGGGTGTGATGGTTTTGGTGGTAACAGTACAGCCGAAGATGGTGATGGTATTCAAGATCCTTTGTTAATACGTTTCTCATCACAAGAAAACCCTATTGATTGGTTTCCAACAGCTACAAATACAGCAGGTGATTTAAGACTTGGTGGTGGATCAACTTTTGTACAAGCTGTGGAAACAAAACAACAAATACTTATTTTTACAAATAAATCATTACATAGTATGAAGTTTATAGGTCCTCCGTTTACTTTTGGGTTACAAGAATTATCTAAAAACATAACAATAATGAGTCCTTCTTCTGCTATTGCTATTGAAGATAGTGTTTTTTGGATGGGTGTAGATACATTTTATGTATATGGGAGTGGACAAACTATACAATTACCTTGTACTGTGAAAGATAAAGTGTTTTTAGATTTTAATTTTGAAGAACGAGATAAAGTTCATGTAGGTGTTAATTCTGAATTCAGTGAGTTATTATGGTTTTATCCAACAAAAGCAAGTACAGAAGTTGATGCTTATGTTGCTTACAATTATAGTGAAAAGATTTGGTACTATGGAACAATGGCTCGTCAAGCATGGATGGATAGAGGTATTAGAACATTACCAATAGCTACAGGCGGTCAATATTTATATAACCATGAAGTAGGGTACGATGATGATGGTTCAGCTATGACTTCTTTTATTGAATCTGCTCCTGTTGATGTAGGCGATGGCGATAAGTTTGTGTTTTTAAAAAGAGTAATCCCTGATATAACTTTTGATGGTTCTACTGCAACAAACCCTGATGTAGCTTTTACTATGAAAACTAAAAATTTTCCAGGATCTAATTTTAGTGAGACTACACAAAACACAACACAGAGATCTGCTACAAGCCCAGTAGAACAATTTACTGAAAAGTTAGATTATCGTTTACGAGGTAGATCTTTTAGTTTAAGAATAGATTCAACTTCTTTAGGTACAAAGTATAAATTAGGCTCACCTAGAGTTGATGTTAGAGCAGATGGTAGGCGATAATGTTAGTAACTAGTATCCCACAATATATACAAGGTTTAACAAATGCTAAAGTAGATTTAACTACTACGAATCTTACAACTCTGTATACAGCACCGAGTGGAGCAGATTTTAATGCTTCTGTTGTAAACTCTATATTAGTATCTGAAGATAGTGGTAATGCTGATACTTTAACTGTCTCCTTAGTTGATACAAGTAATGCTGTGTTTAGTTTGTTTAAAGTCAAAGCGGTAGGGGCTAATACAACAATAGAATTGTTAACAAAAGATTTAATCTTACAAAGTGGTGAAATATTAAAAGTTCAAGCTGCGACTGCGAATAGATTACATGTTGTAGCTAATATCCAAGAATTATCTAAAACAAGAGTAACAACAAGTGCAATATCACAGATATAGGATTGTATAATTATTATGAAACTGTTAAGGTACTAATATGACAGCAGGAATAGCAACATTACCTTTTGAGGTACAATCGCAACCTCTTGTTCCAACAGGAGGTGTTTACGATTTTAAAAAAGCAGCCGATATGTTGGCTGACTTTGGTCGTGAGGGCGATACATATATAGTTCATGCTGCTGAGGGTGAAACAGTAATACCTATGGAAGTATTGCAAGCTAACCCTCGCGTGAAGACTATGTTATTTAAACAAATGGAAGATATGGGTTTAGAACCAGAGCGTTATGTTGTTGGTAATGAATTAAATTCTATAAATCCTATTACAGGTAAACCTGAGTTTTTTCTTAAAAAATTATTTAAGAGTTTAAAAAAGGTTGTTAAGAAAGTTGCTCCAATAGTACTTCCTATCGTTGCTCCTTACTTACTACCTACAATGCCTTTATTTTTGAGTGCTGGTATTGGTAGTTTTGCAGGAGGATTAGCTGCAGGACAAGATCCGATGGATGCTTTAAAGGGTGCTGTAATAGCAGGAGGATTAGCTGGGATAGGTTCAGCGGCTTTTGGTAAAGGGTTTGGTGCGACAGGTGCTGAATCTGGTTTAACAACAGATTATAATATATTAGGTGGTTCTACAGGAACAGGATCACCTACATTAGCTTCTAGTAATGCAAGTAATCCTTTTTTAACAGAAGGTGGTGTAAAAGGAATACAGGTTTCTAGTCCAGGAAAGTTAGGGGGTAAAACAGCAAACTTAGCTTCAGGTCAAGATTTTTATAAAGCTCCACCTTATGAAGGAGCAAAAACAGTAATGGGAGTAGATGGTGGAGCTACGACTGAGTTATTTCCAACACTTCCAAAAGAAGTAGGCATAGAACAAGTAGCTGATAAAAATTTATTTTCACGAGCTAAAGACTTAGCTAACCAATATGTAGTTGAGCCTTATCAAAAATATTTAAGTCCAAGTCGCCCAAGTATGTCTCCAGATATGACTGAAGTACTAAAACAGTATAATGAAAAAATTTCTAAACTTCCTGCTAATATAAACACAAATGCAAATAGATCAGCTATATACAATGACCTTATTAAACAAAATACTCCTGGAGCAATAAGAAAGTATGCTCCATTAACTACAGCAGGAACAGCATTAGCGTATGGATTAGGAGCATTTGACGAGCCAGAAGAAGAACCCATGATAGATCCTATTACTGGTAAAATAATGTTAGATGAAGATATAGCCAGTGGTACATATAAATATGCTTTTGACCCAAGCATTTTTTATGGGGATAATCCATACTACGCTGCTGGAGGTGGAGAGATAAGTGGTCCTGGAACACCAACCTCTGATTCTATACCTGCTATGTTAAGTGATGGTGAATTTGTAATGAATGCTAAAGCTGTTCGTGGAGCTGGAGGTGGCGATAGAAAAGCAGGAGCAAAGAAAATGTATGCTATGATGCGTAATTTTGAAAAGGGAGCGGCATAATGGCTCAAGAAACTCAAACCGTTATTCAACGTGAAGCCCCTGAAATAGAGGCTTATAAACTTGGGTTATTAGAACAAGCTAAGAATTTAACGGCAACTGCTCCAAAAGGGGGTCTTCCTGCTTACTCTGTAGCAGAATTAGATCAAGCACAAATAGATGCGTACAATCAAGCAACTGCTGATGGAGGGATTGGTGCTTATCAAAATTATTTAGATACAGGAGAAGGAACATTAGGTACAGCAGCAACGACAACTACAGGAGGAGTTGCTGATATACAACAAGGTATGGATTATTTAGATCCAGCCACAGGACAAGCTATGGTGACGCAAGGTCAAGGAATGCTTGATCCAGCTAAAGGTTATTATGATACAGGGGCAACACAAGCTATAGGCTCAGCAAGTGCTTATGATCCTACAGGTATAAGTGCTTTTATGAATCCTTACCAACAAGCAGTTACACAAAATGCGTTAGCTGATTTAAATGAACAGTATGGTAGACAAGTAGCTGGAATGGACGCACAAGCCTTACAAGCAGGGGCTTTTGGTGGTTCTCGTGGAGGTATAATGCAAGGATTGGCTCAAGGTGAGTTAGCTGATGTAGCAAGTAAAAGAATATTTGAAGATTATGCTAGGAATTTTGGACAAGCTCAAACAGCTTCTATGCAAAATTTTCAAAACCAAAAAGCAAGAGAACTCGCAGCAGCTCAAGCCCAAATGCAAGCTGGACAAGGATTACAAAATTTAGGATTAGCTTCAGGGCAGTTAGGTCAAACTTACGCAGGTATTGGAAATCAAGCTGCTCAAACAGCAGGAGCATTAGGATCTCAACAAGGTGCGTTAGGAGCTCAGTTAGGACAAATAGGCACACAGCAAGCTGCTCTAGGTGAGTTTGCACAAAAAGCTGGGATAACCGATATTAACTTATTAGAAACATTAGGTGCAGCTAGACAACAACAAGATCAAAGAGAAATAGATGCCAAACGTCAAACTGATATGCAAAACCTATATGAACCTTACCAAAGATTAAGTTATTATAGTGATATATTAAGAGGAGCTCCAAGTACGCAACAAACAACAAGCTTGCAATCTTCAACAAACCCTAGTTTATTTAATCAAGTGCTTGGTGGTGGTATCGCAGGGTTAGGTTTATATGGAGCAGCAAATAAAGCAGGGATTGTATAAATGGTTATGATGGATCCTACATTACAACGAAACATGTTTCAAGGGCAGATGCCAGTTGCCAATAGTGAAGGTGTTGGTATTACAGATGGTTTAGTAGAAAACGAAAAACAAGTTTCTGCTGAGGCATTAGCAAATACAGCAGAGGGTATGCAAAATTTATTTAATGAAATAGATTCAGCTGATAACCCAGAAGCGATTATGCAAGCCCTCCGTGGAGGCGATGTTACATTAGAAAGTTTAAGAAAAGAACTTGCTGATTTAGTAGGTAAAGCTGATGCAACTAAAACACCTGAATCTGTTTTAACTTTATTACAACCAACAATGTTGATGCTGGAAGCTTCTGAACAAGTACCAGAAGGTGGGATTAATGAAGCTATGCCTGTACAAGCCCCAGGAACAGATGAAGCTTCTGCACGAATAGCTATGGGCGAAGTTCCTGTAAATAGAAAAGTAGGATCAGGTCAATCAGGAGAAGTTATTCCAAAGTTTCCCAACTTAGGTCAACAGGTAGGTATGAATTTTACATTTGGAGCTCCTACTAGTAACAATATTTTTACGCAAGGTGTCCCTAATTATAAAACTCTTGACTTTGGTAATATAACAGGTAATACTCAACAGTTTATGGAAATGTATAAACCTTTTTTACAGAACCTTAAACCACGAACTACTGAAGAAATACTTGCAGCGAATCAAGCAACCCTCGCCCCTTTTTTAAAACAACCTAGATCAGCATCTGAGATAGAACAAGAACTTGTTGAAAGTTTAGGTAAAGGTGATGCTGATGCAAGAGATATGCAATTATATTTACAATTAGCTAAAGCAGGAAGAGATATATTTAAATCTGGCGACAAACCTCTTACAGCAGTTATTGATGCTGCTGTAGATAGAGTTCCCGAGACAAGTCAGATACTAGCTGCTGATGCGAAAGCCCAACGAGATATTAAATTAGCAGCGAGAGCAGAAGCTAAAAAAGAATCAGAACAACTTGAAGAACAAAATTTAAAAATTGCTTTAGATGCAATAGGTACACAAAATAAAGAAGAAGGTGATTTTGAGAAGTATGTATTTAATGCTGCTAAAGATTCTATAACAACTGGGTTAAATAAGGCACAGATTAATAATAAAAATTACAATAGTATAATAACTGAAAATTTTGCTAGAGATTTACAGTTCCATGGAATGGATGCAACGACTTATGCTAAAGTAGTAAATGGCAAAATAGAAGGCGATCCAGTCATGGTGCGTAGGACAGATAAGTTATCTGATGGTTCTCAAGCACCTAATGGGTTAGCTATGATAAAAGATGGTAAACTTGTAGCTTTACCTGATGGTTATATAAAAGTAGGTGATTCTGCTATAGCTAAAGGTCTTAAAAATGGAACAATAGATAGAACTAAAGCTAAAGCTAAAAATTTATTAATTCCCGATAGTCAATCTATTAGTGGCTATAAACAAGTTGCTGGAGAGTATATCCCTGGAGCAGGATATTTTTACTTTCCTGGAGCTGGTGGAGATGCAATAAAAGCTCCTGTAGGATTTTTAGAGGGTAACGAAAAAGATATACTACAAGTAGCCGAGCCTGATGGTGTTGGAAGAGTTTTTGTTACTATAAAAGGTGGCAAGCATAAAACTAAAAGTTTCTTATCGGGTATTGTAAGTTCAGAAACAGGTCAAGTTATTCCAATGACAGGTGGATTAGGTTACGCATTAGAAGCCCCTGTGTATGAAAATAATGTAATAAAATCAGGTAATCCATTAGTTAAAAATATTGGTAAGTCAGGGGTTACTTATGCTTCAACAGATGAAAACATTATCAGACATGCACAAAGCAGAATCCCTTATTTAGTCTCTGCTATTAGTGAAATTGAAACAATTACTAAAGAAGCATTGGGCGATGTATACGGTCCGACTAATACTGTTAAAGCCTTTTTAACAAATAACGTCGCTGCTTTATTACCAGAGGGTAGTAACGCATGGGCTAAATACTATAATACTGATAGAGGAAGAAATCAAATACAGACTTTTGGTAGAAAACTTGTACAAGCGATTGCGTTAAGTGAAAGATATAATGTTTATGAACAACAAATATTGAAAAACTTAGCAGGTGAAATAGAAGATGGAACATTCTTTAGAGAGCCAGGAAGCATGGCAGTTAAGATGCAAAACTTGAGTAGGGTATTAGTTAATGACCTTGCTTTAAGAAGAAACACGATTGATCCTAAGGATCCTTCTATTTTAGAATTACAAGCTGTTGCTACAGGAACAGAAAACGATCCATTTAATTATGGAAGGCAAGGAGTTATACCTTATCTACAAAATATTGCTAAAAATGATCCTAGTAAAAAAGCTCTAAATGGTAAGTTTTTAAATATCCCAGCTTCTTTCTTAAGTAAATTCATACAAGCAAATCCAGCAGCACAGTCTTTAAAAACAAATGATGATGGTTCATTAACCATTAGAATAAATAACCAAATGATGATACGATGATAAGGAGAATTTAATGGATTTTAAAATAACTGCTCCTAGTCAAGATGATGTAAATGCCTATGAAGCTGAAGATGGGTATGGAGGTCTTTTACCTTTTGATTCTCGATCAACGGAAGAAAAGAAAAGTCAAACTTTTGGTACAGACTCTTTAGTTGGTACAGTAGAAAAACAATCTATTGGGGAACGAGACCAAAATTATTTCGGCAATATGGTTCAACAATTTTTTGGTGGCTTTAATGATATTGTATTAGCCTTACCAGATGCTGGGATTAATGCTATTGCGTCAGCTATGGAATCAGCAGGAGTTGTAGACCCAGGAACTGTTGACCGTAATTTTTTAAGTCGAATATTTAATTCAACTGATTATGAAGGTGCAAAAACAGTAGCAGGATTTATTAAATATGGCACAGGAGATTTTGTAGGTCCGACGACTACTACAGGTAAAATATCCAGAGCAAGTGGACAAGGTACTGCTTTAGCTGCTCCTTTTATTGGCTTATCAGGTAGAACAGCACAACTGGGTTCACCTGTTGTTCGTACAGGGACAACGGGATCGGTAGCAGGATCAGACAAAGTAGTTCCAATATTACAAGATGCTGTTACAAAAGGATATGCTTCAGCTCCAGCAGCGACGGCTGGGATAGAATCAGGGTTTGGTGCATTATCAGGTGGTGGAGCAAGTGCAGAAAAAGAAATGTTTGGTACAGAAACAGGGATAGGTGCTTTGGCTGCTCCTTTAGCTGGTCCAGCTATCGTTTCTGGAAGTAAGTATTTATTTACAAACAGTCCAGCAGCGAGATTAGTTAAGTGGACATTTGGTAAAGGTAAAGATGCTGTTGCCGATGTAAAAGCTCAAAACAAAATATTAGAAGGGCAAAGTGTTCTTGATGACACAACGCCTGGAGGGCAAAGTGCTAAAGGTGAGTTTGGTAAACAACTCAAAGCAGCAGTAGATAATCCCGAGGGAGCAGCAAATTTAGATAGAGCAATACAAATTGAAGAGAACATTGGTGGTGTTCCAGGATTAAAACTTAGTCCAGCCGAACAAACAATGGATCCTGCTTTAATAAAAGCACAAAGGGATGTAGAGGGCAGAGGTTCTCCTGAGTTTACTAGGAAAAACAATGAGAGAAAAAAAGCTAATTTAGAAGCTATTGAAAATTTTAAAACTAGTACTTTTAGTGGTGACCCCTTAATTGATTCCCCTGCTTATGTTATAGACTTAGTTACTAAAAAATACACAAGTATGTTAGGTAAAATATCCGACCAAGATAATACTCTTGTAAATAGAATTGACGAAGCAAGTAATGCTGAAGATGGGTTACTACCTAAAATAACAAATAGATCTATTGTTGGAAAAAATATAAGGACAACGATAGAAAAGAATTATAACAATGCAAAAACGATAGCTGAAAAAGAAGCTAAAGATTTAGGTATAAACAATGATACAACTTTATCTACTATAGATTCTTTAAAAAAGAGCCAAGCTAAAATTAAAAACCTTATTCCACAATTAAAAGGCACTGCGACTATTAAAGAGATAAATGAAAAATCTCTTTCTGGCACAGGAGTAAACAGTTTAATAAAAAAGTTTGTTACATATTTTCCCGAGCAAGGTCAAGATGGTATTACTTTTTTTGATTGGAAAAACTTCCGTGAAATGGCAGGAGCAGAATTAGGTAAACAATCAGCCGTAGGCAATAAACCTCAAGTAAAACAGTTAGCTATGTTATTAGAAGAACTCGATAATATGGGTAAATCTTTTGGTAAAATAAATGAAAACTTTGAAGCATACAGAAAAAGTTATTACAATAATGTAATACAACCTTATGAAAAGAGTGCTGTTTTACAGGTCATGCAAAAAGGAGCAGGATCAAGTAAAGAGAATCCTGTTTATCAAACTTCTGATGAAAATGTAGCTGATGCTTTTTTTGCAAGCGATAATACATTAGGTCAGTTTACTGCTACTTTTAAACAGAATGAAAACATGATGAATGCAATGAAAAGCACGATTTATGATAAAGCTTATGATGCAGCGATAACTAAAAATGGTTTAAGTGCTGATAAATTAAATAAGTTTATAAACACTAATAGAGAAAAACTAACTACTATTGGTATGATGGATGAGTTTGGTAATACTGCTCAATTGTTACAAAACATGGCTACTAGAAGATTAGACTTAACAAATAGAGCAAAAATAATTTCTAATAATAAAATGGTCAAAGGTTTATTACTAGCAACAGATAATTTAAATCCCGACAAAATGTTTGATGATGCGTTACGGAACGGTAAATTAATGTCTGTGTTGAAAAGGGAAGTTGGTAAGATAGATGATTTTAAAGCAACTGAAGCATTCAATGCTGCGATATTCCAAAGAATATTTGCTAAGAATCCCGACCTAGCCTCAAACCCTACTGCCTTTAAACAATACTTATCAACAAATGAAAAAGTATTAGATGTTGCTTTAGGTAAAGAACATTTTGAAAACCTTTATTTAATAGCTGATGCTATTGAAAGAGTGAACCTACTCCCACGAAACTTAGGAGAGGGAGTAACAAATAAAGGTATGGGCGACAAATTAGCAAATCTTATTGGTAGTACTCCATTAAACGTATCTAACAGGTTAGTTGCTGTAGGAGAAAAACGTCTTGGTCCGAGGGCTGCGATAGGTTATTTTGCAAGTAGAGCAATCTCTCAACAATCCAGTATAAGAGCTGATGCCTTAATGCAAGAAGCTATATTTAATCCACAAATAGCAAAACTATTAGTACAAGAATCTCCAGAGGGTTCTGCTTCTGTAGTTATTCCTGAAGTAAATAGAAGATTAAATCAATTTTTATTTAACTTAGGTATTCCTTTTGGTGAAGATGTGAGTCCACCTTCTGCACCACCTGTACAAATAGAAATAGCACCAATAAGTTCAAATGAAGTTACTCCCCCTGTTGTACAAACAGCAGAGGCAAATATCAAATCCAATATAACAACAGCGAATAATCTTCCTGCACCAAGCCCGACTAATGTAAAAAATAAAACCTCTGTTACTGATTTGTTTCCTTTTGATCCTACTAGTGCTGCGATTGAAAAAAGAAAAACATCAGGTATTATGGGGCTAGTATAGGATGAATAATGGTTGTTGCAGAAATATTAACAGGAATTGCTTTAGTACAGAAGTCTGTAGAATTTATTAAAAGCAATATAGATACCGTAAATGACATATCAGGAATAGCTAAACAAATTGATGGGTTCTTTGAGGGCGAGTCTCAAATGAACAAGAAGAGTGGTAAGGTTGGCTTAAAAGAACAGTTTGGTATTGAGTCTACGGCTAATGATTTTATTGACAGAAAATTGTTAGAAGAAAAACGAAATGAATTAAAAAATATAATTAATCTTCGGTTTGGTCCAACTGCTTGGGATCAAATAATTGCTGAAAGAGCTAACAGAATAAATGAAGCTAAAGAGGCTGAACGATTACGCAAAATAGAATCAAGACAAAAACAAAAGGAGGTAATAGATGCCTTACAAACTATGGGGATTGTATTTTGTGTTGTTGCTGTTCTCGGTATTATTGCAGCTCTATATTTCGAAGCATTCGCAAAAGAGTATACGAGACAACAAAAAATACAAAGAGGAGATATAGTTTTACCAACTATGACAACCTGTAGACTAAAGAAACAAAAAGTCTACAAAGATAAAATGGCTTGTATTTATCAAGGAGCAAACAAAACTTATGAACTTGAGTTTACTGATATTCGTGTAGGGTGTCCTAAACAGTATAAATGTGTTTTAAATCCTAATGGTAAAGAACCTAATATAGATCAAATCATGGAAAGTTTAAGAAGTATAGCTAAATAATCCAGTTCATTGCATCTTCATTTAATACTTGATTCGCAATATTTATTTTAGCTCGTAATGCTTTTAATATTTTTTCATCTATAGTTTTTTCAGTAACTATATCTACATAAGTAACTTTATTAGTTTGACCAATACGGTGAGCTCTGTCTTCACTTTGTAACCTAACTTCTAAATCATATCCATTACTATAGTATATAACAGTTTTAGCTTCAGTAAGAGTTAAACCATATCCACCTGTGCGTGGTTGCCCTATAAAATATTTCAATGGGCTATTAGGGTTTTGAAACTGCTCAACAATATCTTGCCTATCATCAGCAGGTGTTTCCCCATAAAAAAGAGAAGCTGAATCTGCTCCATAAGCCTTTGTTATTGCTTGATAAATTATCTGTAGGTCATGTGTAAAATTCGCCCATATAATAACTTTACCTGTTGTTTCTTCTAGTACAGACATTAGTTCATTAAGTTTGTTTGATGAAACTTCAACCATTCGCCCATCATCAAGTTTGCCAAAGCCTGAGCATACTTGTTGTAATCTAATTATTTGTGTGAGTACTGTTTGTGCTGTGATTTGCCCTTGCTCTTTTACAAAAGCCATAGCTGAACTTTTTAGCTGAACATATAATAGTTTTTGTTCATCAGTTAATTCTACTGATCTTTTTATATACACTTTATCTGGCAGATCTAAACAATCTTCTTTGCGAACCCTAAAGCTATAAGGTTCTATTATACCATTTAGTTCTTCAAGGTTTTGGTAACCTGTTATCTGGTTAAAGCTATGTGAGCCAAGTGTTCGCCTAACCATTTTAGCATATCTGTTTTGAAAAGTCCAGAATGAAGACTGCCCTAAACTTTCTTCTTTTAAAAAAGTACATTGGGTATAAAGGTCAAGGGGCGAATGAGTTACAGGGGAGCCAGTTAATATTCTGCGATAACTGGCTAGTTTACCTAGTTTCATAAGATTTTTTGTTCTTGAAGCTGTTCTAGATTTTATAGTAGTGCTTTCATCTACAGCAAGCATAGCCCTATGGGTTAACAAAAACTTATCAGCTACAGCTACACCCCTTTTAGTAGATAAGGCTTCTACATTCATAACAAATATAACAAGGTTATCTGTAACTTGGTTTAACACAGCAAGTTCTTTTGCTTTCTTTTGTGTTTTCTCAGGAGACCATGTAACAATATCAACATGTATATGTTCAGGTAAGTGGGTGGGTAATTCTTTTCTTGTCCAGTTATGGTAAACACCTTTTGGTGCGATAATCAGAGCAGAATCTATTTCACCTTTATCATAAAGTATACCAATATTATCTATTAATACTTTTGATTTACCTGTACCCATATCCATAAAGAAAGCAAAAAACTCTTTGTTCCATGCCTTAGTTAAAGCATCTAACTGATGTTTATATGGTTCAAACTTAAATTTATAACGCATACGTTCCCTTTCTTCGGAATATGTAATTACTTTATTATATATAAATGTATAAGAGTTGCTATAACTATTTACTCACTTTGCTATATAGGAGTGAAATGAAAAAGTTTAATAACTTGTATTCACAACTTTTCCGATATACAATATACAATATCTGGTCACAAGATAAAAACGGATTTAAAAAAAGTAGCACAACTTTTTTATTTTGGTACTAATAAGTAAAACTATTTATAGAAAAAAGTAGTTTAGATAAAACAAGAAACGTAAATCGCATTTTACTATGCTAGGTTTACTTATGTTAAAACATGTGGAGAAAGACATGACCGTTTACATTGTACAAGAAATGCGAGGTAGGGATCTTACAGATGCTCAAAACTTTGGGGATTTAGAGATACTATTACCTGATGGTGAACAAACAAGTTTTTCAACACAACCTACAATCCGTAGGCTACAACAGAGACTTAATAAGTTCACAGACGATGACTATTTGTTATTAGCAGGAGATCCAGCAGCGATAGCTTTATCTGCTGTACTAGCGAGTCGTGCTAATAATGGAAGGTTTAAAATGCTGAAGTGGGATAGGCAAGAAAATAAGTATTTCCCTCTTACTGCCGATTGTAATTATAAACCGAAAGGAGGTATTAATGGACTTTGAATCAGCAGCCGACAACCTTAAAGGTATTACTGAAACAGGTATGAGCCAGATTAGCAAACTTGCTACAATGGCTTCTGCTATGGAAGAAGATATCGTAAGGTTAAAAGCCGAACTTAAAGAAAAAGAAAAGGCTTACCGAGAAGTAACGGAGGATCAGCTTCCAGCAGCGATGATGGAGCATAACCTCAAAAAGTTGGAACTACATGATGGTGCAGAAATCACTGTATCTGAGTATGTTTCAGCGAGCATACCAAAAGACAAGCAGGATGAAGCTTTTGCTTGGCTTAATAATAATGGTCACGGCGACCTTATAAAGAATGTTGTTTCTACAAACTTTGTGCGTGGACAAGAACAAATAGCCGAAGATTTTGCTGACGAACTAAATAGCAGAGGTTTACCTGTAAATACAAGAAAGTGGGTTGAGCCAATGACATTGAAAGCTTTTGCAAAAGAACAAATAAGCACAATCCCGATGGATACCTTTGGTGTTTATGTGGGTTATAAAACTAAAATTAAACGGAAGGAAAGATAATGGCTAAAGAAATAGTTGAAAAGCAAAACACTCAGCTTGCAATGAGTGGGTTTGAAGATGTTTCAGTAACAGGATTTGCTGAAGTAAGTGCAGAGGATATGTCTATACCATTTTTGCGTATTCTTGATAAAGGTTCACCACAGGTAAACAAAAGAGATGGTGCATATGTCGATGGTGCTGAGCCAGGAATGATATACAATACAGTAGCTAATGAAGTTTACGATGGTGAATTAGGTGTTTCCGTGATGCCTTGTTATTTTAATCGTAGGTTTATTGAGTGGAAACCTCGTGAGTCTGGTGGTGGTTATATGGGTAGTTATTTACCTGATGACCCAATAGTAAAAACAACTACAAAGAACGATAAAAATGCAGATGTATTACCTAATGGTAATCTACTTTCTAATACTGCTCAACACTTTGTATTATTAGCAACTGCTGATGGTAGTTTCAGTCGTGCTTTAATAACTATGTCTAGCACACAGTTAAAGAAGTCCAGACGTTGGATTACACAAATGAATGCTTTAACAGCGATGGGTAAGAACGGTCCGTACACTTTACCTATGATGTCCCATTTATATAAGCTTACTACAGTTCCCGAGCAGAATGATATGGGTTCTTGGTTTGGTTGGGTTATTAATAAAGGAAAACAAATAGACTTAGCTGATAACCATGAAAAGCACATGTTTGATGCTGCGATAGCTTTTGCTAAATCTGTACAAGCTGGAGAAGTAGAAGTAAAAGAACCCTCTGCTGAGCCAGCCTCACAAGAAGTAAAAGACGATATACCATTTTAGTTCGGTTGGAAGGACTGATCACCTTACAACTGCGAGGGCTACATTTTTTACCTCATTTGTAGCCCTCACCTTTTTTGGAGAAACTAATGGATTTAGCACAAGAATTTTTTGACTTGTTTAAGGGCAGTGATATTGCTCATGGAACATTTATAGTAAACACAAGCCGTCCTGGAGGTGGTAAAAAACAAGGTACTGCAAAGGTTATAAAAGAGCCTACTACTGTTGATATGTGGAAAGAACATTTAACAGGAGGAACAGGTATAGGTATTATCCCTATACGAAGCGATAACCAATGTCAATGGGGTGCAATAGATATTGATAAGTATGATATTGACCATAAAGAATTATGCGATATTTTACATAACAATAATATCCCTGCTGTTGTAGGCAGGACTAAAAGTGGTGGAGCTCATGTATGGGTATTTTTAACAGAGTCTATTGAAGCTATTGATATGCAACGTAAAATGACAGAGTTGTCAGCAGCTTTAGGTCATTCTGGTTGTGAGATATTTCCTAAGCAATCTACTATATTAGTAGAGCGAGGAGATACAGGTAACTTTTTAAATATGCCTTATCACGCAGGAGATAAAACTACTCGTTATGCTTTTGATGAAAAAGGCATAACAATGTTAACAACAGCTTTTATAGAGTATGCAAAGAGAAACAGGATTACCCCTAAAGAATTTATGAAGCTACAATTTAGTTTTGGGGTAAAAGAGGGTGTTCTTGAAGAAGGTCCACCATGCTTACAACATCTATGTAGTAAAGGTTTTGCTGAGGGTTCACGCAACAATGCTCTGTTTAACTTAGGTGTTTATGCTAGAAGGTTTGATGAAAATAATTGGGAAACTTTAATACAAAAATATAACATAGATTATTTTTCCCCACCCTTGAGTCATAGTGAAGTAGGTACTGTTATCAAACAGCTTAACAAAAAAGAATATTTTTATAAATGTGAAGACCAACCAATAAAACCTTTTTGCGATAAAGAAGTTTGTAAGACACGGAAGTATGGTGTAGGTCCGAATACAGTTAGTAATGATTTGAGTAGCTTAACTAAAATAGATGGTGATCCTGCTATATGGATATTAAATGTAGATGATCAAAGGGTTGAATTATCTACAAGTGGGTTGACAGCACAGACTCAGTTTCAAAGGGAGTGTGTTGCACAAATAAATAAATTCCCGATTACTATTAGTCAAAGGGCTTGGCAAACAAGAATACAGGCTTTATTAGATAAAGTTACTATTGTAGAAGTACCACCTGATGCTACCCTTAAAGGTGAGTTTGAAGATTTGCTTCATGCCTTTTGTTGTGAAAGAGCCAAAGGTGAAGAGAAAGAGGAAATTATTCAAGGGGTTGCAGTATGGGTTGATGGTAGAGTTTATTTCCAGATAAAAGATGTTAAAAAACATTTGTCTGTAAACGATTTTAACCATTATACTTCTAATAAGATAACATTAAGGTTAAGAGATTTAGGGGCAGATAAAATGTTTTGGAGAATTAAAAACAAGGGCATACATGTATGGTCTTTACCACAGGATTATTTTGACACTGATGATGTTGAAATAAAAATTCCCGACCTACCCAAAGGTTCAGGCTTGATATAATGATGTTAGCTGATGGATTTGAGAAAGCTTTTATTGGCACAGGTTGCAGATTTAATATCGTTGTCGCTGTTTATGATTACTCTAAATGTGTAAAAATTTTAATGAAACGAGACAAGATGAGTGAAGATGAAGCAGAAGAATGGATGTCTTACAATGTTATTGGTGCATGGGTTGGTGAAGATACCCCTGTATTTGTTCATCTTCATTCATTAAAAACAGCATTAGAGGAGTTTGTTGATTAATGGCAGAGTTGATATGTAATCTTCCAGCACAAAAAGTATGGGTTAGAAAAGAATATTTAAGAGACCATGAAGATGGGTTTGGTGAATATGTCGCTGGGGTATGGGCTTCTTGTAAATCCATTCCTGGAAGAGCATTTTACTTTGAAACTTACTTACCTGATTATGGTGCTTTGTTTGATAAGTTACCAATCAGTGCTTTTGTTACTTCTAAAGAACCACCAAAACCCGATATGCCTCTTAACAATTTACAGTTTTGGAACTGTATGGATTATGGAGTTACGATTATTCAAAAACAGTTTATTGGCTCAATGGATTTTGAGATACTAACCAGAGACTTTGGTATACAAAAAGGATATTACATTTGTACAATAGATAATTACCATGCTGATCCCGACTCGATTGATTATAGTACAAGTGAGAACCCCGAGGAGCATAAATCTTTTAACTTATTAGAGTTAGAAAATGGACAGTTTTGCTTGTACCCTAATAATAGAATGCGAGTATATGATAATAGTCTGACACCTGAAAAACCTATCAATCCCGACTTTAAAGTGAGTACAGTTTTTTATCAGGTAGAGAATGGTAACAATACTAGATTGGGCGATACTGATGAGTATTTTTGGAAGACTAAGAGAGAAAAGTAAATGAAGATAGTACTCGGTCCTCCTGGAACAGGGAAGACTACTAAGCTATTGAATTTAGTAGAACAATATTTAGGCTCAGGAGTAGCCCCTGATAGGATAGGGTATTTTGCTTTTACACGCAGAGCAGCGACTGAAGCTATTGATCGGGCTTGCCTTAAATTTAATTTCAATAAAAAACAATTACCTTTTTTTAGAACTCTACATAGTTTAGCTTTTTTACAAGCTGGACTAACTCACAGCCAGATTATTACAGGTGAGAAGTACCAGGAGATAGCTGACTGGTTAAAGATAGGGGGCTTTTACAGCGATTCTACTGATCAAGGTCCATACAAGGATTTTGGTTATGGTGATAAATTTTTGGAAATTATAAACATATCAAGAATCTTACAGCAACCTTTGAGGAAAGTTTATAATGAAAGTATAGTCCCCTTGAAAACAGATTGGTCTAGAGTAGATTATGTACATAGAGGATTAGCCCATTGGAAAAATTCATTTGGCTTATTTGATTATACAGATATGTTAGAAACTTTTGTAGAAAGAAATCTTGCCCCTAAACTAGAAGTTGTTTTTATAGATGAAGCACAGGATTTATCCCCCTTACAATGGAAAATGGTGAGTTTATTACAGGCTAACAGCAAGGTCTGCTATGTTGCAGGAGACGATGATCAAGCCATCTTCCGTTATGCAGGAGCAGATGTATCTCATTTTGTTAACTTGGTTGGTCATGTCACTTTTCTCAAACAAAGTTATAGAATCCCCTCCAAGCATCACGCATTGTGTAATGAAGTTATCAAGAGGGTTGTTGGTCGCAGGGAAAAATCCTTTCAACCAAAAGATGAGTTGGGTTATTTGGATTGGCATAGGCACTCCGAAGAAGTTGATTTAGCACAAGGTGATTGGTTACTTCTTAGTAGAACAACTAAAGGAGCTCAACAAATTGAGGAAGAAGTTCGCAGACGTGGACACCTTTATATTTATAATGGCTCTAAAAGTATAGATAGTAAAGTATTGGAAAGTGTTCGCATCTGGGAGTCCTTGCGTAAAGGGGATAAAAAATCGGCTGATGAAGTCCGAGTAGTGTTTAAACAGATGCTATTTAACACAGAGGTTGCTTACGGCTATAAGGCGATGCCTAATGGCGAACAGGGAGTAATGTATAGTATAGAAGATTTATTAAAAGAGCATGGTCTTTTACATACTCGTCCATGGGATGAAAGTTTAGGTAAGATTCCACAAAAAGATAGGTCTTATATAAAAGCTTGTTTGAAAAAAGGTGAATCATTAACAGAGGATCCACGCATACGGATATCTACTATTCACTCAGCTAAAGGAGCTCAAGCTACAAATGTAATGCTTTTAACAGATACTATGCGTAGACCTTATTCTATGTGGAGGAAGATCAGTACTTTTGATGAAGATGAAGCCAGAGTTTGGTATGTCGGTTTAACAAGAGCCAAGCAAAACCTACATTTGATTCATCCAATGTTTAGTCGTGGGTATTCAATACCAACTGGATAACAAAAGAGTTATCAATCTAAACTAAATGTTTTAAAAATACTTAATAGCAACAAAACATTATGGAAAGGAATATAATGCTTACATTACAAGACAGCTACAAATACTTTACTAAGCAAAGTCTTACTAGAGCAAATAATGTAGCCATCAAAACTAAACGCAATAGAGCACTTGACAAAAAAGCCCTTAGTACATTAATCTTTACTTATGGTGATGAAGTTAAGTTTCCTATTACATTTAGTATGCCCCACAATGACCATGAAATGCGTGTAGAAGTATTACTTGGTGCAGAGGGGCAAAGGGGGTTTTTAGATATACCTTTTAAAACCTTCAATTCACTACCAACTGTGCAACATCAACCAACTACTCATTAGAAAGGAGTATATTATTATGGCACACGAAATAGAAACAATGGCTTATGCAGGAAACGTTCCATGGCATGGTCTAGGCGAACAGGTTTCATCAGACATGACACCTGAACAAATGTTAGAAGCTGCGAAGTTGAACTGGACAGTTAGCAAGCGACCTTCCTACGTTCCAGACAAAGCAAATGTTTGGAATATACTTGACCCTTCAGGCGAAGCGAACTTTATTCGTTGCCCTGACAGTTACCATTTAGTGCGTGACAGTGACAACAAAGTACTAAGTTCCTGTGGTGATGGTTATGTGCCATTTCAAAATGCAGAAGTTATGGACTTTTTCAAAAAGTTTACTGATGCAGGACAAATGCAAATGGAAACTGCAGGAAGCTTAAAAGAGGGCAAGGACATTTGGGGGTTAGCAAAACTAACTGACAAGTTTAAGCTTTCAGGTGACGACGAAGTTAAAGGTTACCTATTGATAAACAATAGTCACCAAGTTGGTAAAGCTATGACTATTATGTTTACACCGATACGAGTTGTTTGTAACAATACATTAACAATGGCACTCGGTGCTGACGGTGAACGTTTCAGAGTTCTACATTTACAAATGTTCGACGAAGAAATTATAAAAGCTGCTGAGGAAGCATTAGGTCTTTCAGGGCAACAAATGAAAGCTTTCCAAGAGCAATCGGAGTTTTTATCTAGTAAACAGTACAAATCTGCTGACCTTGATAATTTTATTGCTGAGTTACTTCAACCTAAATTGCTTATAGAGCGAGGTAAGTCCGACAGCTTTGAAAGTTTACCACCCCTACGAGATGAGTTTTCTCGTACTGCTGAAAATGTTCTTGATGCTATAGAAACTTCCCCAGGATCCCAGCTAAAGTCTGCTAAAGGTACTTGGTGGGGAGCATTGAATGCAGTGACTTATGTAGTTGACCATGAGAAAAAGTCCAATGTAATAGGTAACTCTTTACACTCTGCATGGTTTGGGACAGGTGCTAATACTAAGAGAAAAGCATTAACTAAAGTGCTAGAGTACGCATCTTAATACCGACAAAATAAACCTTGTCATGCCAATGTGCATATTGCAGAATATGAACATTGGCATTTTTTCATAGAAAGGAAAGATACATGGCAAGACAAGTGTATATCGTTTTAGAAAACGATAATAATAGTGGGAAAAATACAGCTTACAGCTTTTTTCATTTTCCTACATTAAGTGCAAGTAAAGAGTGCAAAGAAGTTAATGAGTATAGTATTGTCTTCTCTGATATACAACAGTTACGAAGGGATTATTCTGCTGAAGATTTAAAGTGGATTCTTGTAGCCTGTAACCAATATCATTTCCACAAGTATAACGAAGACCAACATTATATTAATTTTTTTGAATATGTGGAAACACACTCCAAAAAATATAAAACTATAGAAAAAACAGAAGGAAAGAAAATGACTGATTTAACACCAGAAGCCACCAAAGAATTCTTAAACATAGTTGCTGATGGAACATTGACATCTATGCCTATTCATAAGTTAGAACCTCATGTAAAGATAAAAAAGCTTATGGATTCACCCCCTATGCGTGAGGGTACAAATCGTTATAGAAATATGATGGTTATTTTAAACTCTGATACTTTAGGTGAAGCATTACAATCTTTGCGTAAGTTAGAGCCTTCTCCAGGAAGTGCTAGAGATATTACTATTGCTATTCAAAACAAAGTAATCCAGCTAGGTATGGGAGAGTAATTGTGAATATAGAGAACTTAGAAAGGTTCTTTTATTGGATAAATGAGCGACATGCTATTTACCGAAAAAAAGTAATTGGTGATCCACCTCCCTTTACAAAAGATAAAATACTCCAGGAGTATAAATTTACAAACCCTTTCCGTGAAAACGATAAGGTTACTATATGGATGCGTCAGAACTGGACAAACCCAAACCATAATAAACCCGATGGCGAAATAATATTTAACTGTTGTTTGTTTAGAATGGTTGGTACGACTGAGTTTGCTGAGGCTCATGGTTGGGCTTCAAAGTGGGATCCTGAATATACTAAGCAATTAATCGCCGAACGATTGGCTAAGAAGTTGCGAACTTTTACAGGGGCATATATTATAACTAATCAAGGGTTAAAGTTACCTAAAGGAGAAGTTGTAGTTGACCATTTCCTCACCCCTATTTGGGAAAGCAAAGAAAAGCTTGCCAAGATTGCGACCAACACTCAGTCGTTACAAGCCTTACACCATGCGATGTCTGCCTATCGTGGGTGGGGTGGAGGGGGCTTTATGTCTTACGAAGTGGTTACCGATCTCAACTACACACGCATACTGGACGAGGCGACAGACCGTTTTACTTGGGCGAACGCAGGTCCAGGAGCAAAACGAGGGTTAAACAGATTATACAATAGACCCCTTAACAAAGGACTAACTGCTGTTCAGTCTAATATAGAAATGAAAAAAGTATTAGATATTGCACAGGGTACTAGAAATGTAGTCTCCATTGAAAATGTAGACATGCGAACAATAGAGCATAGCTTATGTGAGTGGGATAAGTATGAAAGAGTTAGATTAGGGCAAGGTACACCTCGTAGTAAGTATGATGCCCATCTTAATTCACTTTTAAATTACAACAAAACATTGGAAGGACCTGTAGCATGACACATGTAGATTTATTTTATTTAAGCCCTAATCCGTATGGAGGTTGGGTAACTTATACTAATCATTTGATGGAAGCCCTTAATGCCGTAGATATTAAGTGTACTCTGTTTAAGATAAGACCAAAGAGTGAACGCAAAAGCCGTGAGTTTGGTTATGGTAAACATTATAGAAATATTTCTATGGCTGAGGCTAAGAATCGTAAAACTATTGTAAACAACGAGTACAAAGAAACGATTAAGTTAGTTGTCGCTGGGGCAAAGCAGTTTAAAGAAGAAACACAAATGCTATACGATATAGGTGCAAGTATAGTTGTTCATGACCCAACTGAATTAAAAAACTTACCTGTTGATTTAGACCCTAAAAGGTGTGTTGTTATTAGACAAATAGGTGCAAGAACTTTTAAGGGAGCAACCTTTATCCGTCACCCTTATACACCTTTTCCTAAACATACTAACCTTGATAGAAAGGGGGCTGTAAGTACTTCGCGTATTGATTTTGATAAGCATACTGAAATATTATTAGATACTAATAGGTTATTAGCTGAAGATAAGAAAATAAATATAAGAGGTTTTGAAAACAGAATTTTTACTCGGTTTAAAATTGTGCCAAAGTATCCAGAGTGGGTACAATCTAAAGCCCATTACCCTAGAGAAAATGATTTTGCGTTTAAGTTAATGCAAGATTATGTGTTTAATGTAGATATGACGCAAATAGTGGGTGATGGTGGTGGAACACAATACACAGCTTTAGAATCTTGGAACGCAGGATGTGTTCCTATAATACATAATAAGTGGATACTTGACGAACCTGATGATATGAAGCCTGATTATAATTGTTTTGCTGTTGGATCTGCAGAAGAGTTGGCTACTATACTCAATGGGGCTTACTCTGATTCTATACCATCAATTAGAGAAAATGGGTATAATGCTCTTAAATTACACGACCCTATAATAATAGGTAACCAATACAGGCAGTTCTTAAACATTGAGTAGCCACTCGATTAGGCTCTGACTGTCACAATTAACTTATAGGGTATGTTTGTACCCTATAATAACTCATTCGCCATAGGAGGGCATATTGTACAATATATATAGTAGAGGTGTTAGTGAGGCTTTATATCACGGCATACAGGTTATCCAAAACACAGGGGTAGAGGTAGACACTAGAAATGGTAAAGCTTTAGAGTTTCCAATGCCTGTTTGCACAGAATACACACACAGTTGGGAAAGAGTGTTGTTTTACCCTCAACGTGATGCTAACCCTTATTTTCATTTTATGGAAAGCTTATGGATGTTAGCAGGTCGTAATGATGTAGAGTGGATTAGCCAATTTAACGGAAGAATAAATAATTATAGCGATGATGGTGTTACTTTTCATGGTGCATACGGATATCGTTGGAGAAAACATTTTGGTGTAGATCAATTAAACATAGCTAAAAATAGATTAGTAGAGTACCCCAATGACCGTAGAGTTGTAATAGGTATGTGGGATCCTTATGTTGATTTAACTTCAACAAATACAGGTGTAGATTATCCTTGTAATACACAAGTCTTTTTCTGGGCTAGAAAAGGTTACCTTAATATGAGTGTAGTAAACAGAAGTAATGATATGATCTGGGGTGCTTATGGAGCGAATGCCGTACATATGTCTTTTTTATTAGAATATATGGCTCTTATGACAGGTAATAAAATAGGTACTTATTATCAAATAAGTAATAACCTCCATGTATATACAGATGTATTAGAAAAACTAAACTTGTATTCTCTTCAGCCTGATTATGAACCTTATCTTTTATTAGCTGAAGATGGGCTAAGTTATAATTCGCCACCATTAATAGATAATGCTCATAATTTTGATTCTGAGTTGTACAAATGGTTTGATGATTATACAATAGAAGGATTAACTAATACTTATCTTACAAATACAGCTACCCCTATGATGGATTCATGGATAGGCTGGAAAGATAAAGATATGACCACTGCATTAAAGTTTGCACAACTAATAGGGGATAGGGCTTGGAGGAGGGCTTGTATAGAATGGTTAGAGAGGAGAGTGAAGTGAGTACTAGAAGTAAAATAATACAAAAAGTAAATACATTAGCAAACGAAGATGTAAAAGGGCTACATGAAGCTGAGCAATCTTACGGTGATAGTTGGAAAAAGCGAGGTGGTGTAGGTGCTTTTATGATGCTTGCTCGTAAATGGGATAGGCTTGAGAACCAAGTAACAAAAGTTAATTACGATGTTTTCCAAGCAATAAAGGAAGATACTCGCCCAGAGGGCATATTAGATGATATACAAGATTTAAGGAGGTACTTGTTATTAGTAGAGGCAGAGGTAAGATTAAATGGAATCACTCGACCAGAAGATAAAAGCAGTTTGTGACACATGTGGAGATGAAAGAACACTTACCTTTCGTACTCTTAAAAACAAATGGGCGATGTGTAAAAAGTGTCGCCCCCCTAAACCTATGAGGATAAAAAGTAATGCAGATACCTTTATTTCAGCCCCCGATTGATTGGGTTATGCCAGATGGCTACCCAGACTTAGCTAAGTATAAAGAAGTAGCTATAGATTTAGAAACAAAAGATCCTAATCTAACAACAATGGGGTCAGGGTGGGCTAGAAAAGATGGACATATAATTGGAGTAGCTGTAGCAGTTGAGGGTAGTCAATGGTACTTCCCCATTAGGCATGAAATAGGTTCAAACTTTGACCCTATGAGGACACTACATTGGTTAAAAGAAGTTGTTTCTATAGATAGGGATTATATTTTTCATAATGCTCCTTACGATGTAGGTTGGTTACTCGCAGAGGGAGTACAGATTAAAGGTAGAATATGTGATACAATGGTTGTTGCTCCCCTGTTGGATGAAAATAGATTCAGTTATGCCCTTAATGCGATAGGCAGGGATTATTTGCAAGAACGCAAGTCAGAAGCTGACCTAAGAGAAGCTGCTGAGGCATTTGGAGTAAATGCTAAAAGCGAAATGTATAAACTCCCTGCTCATTATGTAGGTAAATATGCTGAGCAAGATGCTGGACTAACTTTAAGATTATGGCAGTATTTTAAAGGATTAATAATTAAAGAAGACATCTCAGATATAGTTGACCTTGAACTCAAGGTTCTTAAAACAATTATTCCTATGCGAGCAAAGGGTGTTCGGGTTGATTTACATAAAGCTGAAAGAATAAAAGTAGATTTATTAGCAAAAGAACATAAGTTAATGAAAGAAATAAAAAGAATCACAGGTGTGGAAGTTGAAATATGGGCTTCTGAGAGTGTTGCTAAAGCTTTTGATGCTGTTGGATTAGGTTACAGTAAAACAGAAAAGACAGGAGCTCCTAGCTTTACTAAAGGGTTTTTAACGACACACCCACATGAAGTCCCTAAAATGATTGTACAAGCTAGAGAATTTAATAAAGCACGAACAACTTTTGTAGATACTATACTAAAACACCAAAAAGATGGTAGGATTCATGCTGAACTCCACCCTTTACGCAGTGATCAAGGTGGCACAGTAACAGGAAGATTCAGTTATAGTAACCCTAATCTACAACAAATTCCTGCTAGGCATGGTGAAATTGGTCCACTTATTCGTAGTTTGTTTATACCAGAACAAGATGCGTTATGGGGTGCGTTCGACTACTCAAGCCAAGAACCTCGATTGGTGGTACATTATGCAAAACTCATGGGCTTTAGAGGGGCAGAAGAGTTTGCAGACCAATATAATATAGATGCTAGAACAGATTTCCACCAGATGGCTGCTGATATTGTAGGAGTACCACGCAAACAGGCTAAAGATATTAACTTAGGTTTGTTTTATGGTATGGGAAGTAAGAAGCTCGCAGCAAGTTTAGGCTTAGAGTTTGAAGACGCACAAGATTTATTTGCTACTTATCATAAAAAAGTACCCTTTGTAAAAGAGTTATCTGAGTATGCTATTAATAGAGCTACACAAAAAGGAGTTATCCGTACTTTACTAGGTAGAAGATGTAGGTTTGATAAATGGGAACCAACTCAATATGGTAGCTGGAAACCTATGACTCAAAAAGATGCTTATGCTGAACATGGTCCAGCTATTAAAAGAGCATTCACTTATAAAGCTTTAAACAAACTAATTCAAGGGAGTGCTGCTGATCAGACAAAAGCTGCGATGGTTGCATTAGCTGAAGAGGGAATTATGCCTATGATACAAGTGCATGATGAACTTGATGTAAGTGTAGAAAATGAAGCACAAGTAAAAAAGATAACAGAAATAATGGAAACTTGTGTCTCTCTTGAAGTACCAAGTATTGTAGATGCCGAGCTCGGTCCAAATTGGGGTGAGGCAAAACAAACATTAAGCGATAAACCTTGGACAAGGGGTTTACGAGATAATCATTCAACCATGCAGACATAGGAGAAAGTAATGTCAGATAATATAAAATGGGGATCTTCACAAAAAGGGGATTACTTATTACTAAGAAAAGTACATAGAAGATTACAAGGGGGTCATGTTGTTAGATTCCATACAAGACCCGAAGTAGGTGAAGGACAGAATGTTGCCAGTCATACATGGAGGGCATTAATTGTACTGACTACCCTATGGGAAGATGTAAGTAAAGAGGCTATACTCTGGTTGTTGTTCCACGATGTAGCAGAAGCCGAGTTAGGTGATCTTCCAGCGACAACTAAATGGAAGTATACGGAGTTAGCACAAGAATTTTCAAAAGCAGAATTTAAATACGAAAAAGACCTGGAACTCCCTGTTATGCTACAAGATTTAACAGAGAAAGATAGGAACTTAGTCAAAATGGCTGACATGCTTGAGTTAGTTTTACATTGTAAAAGACAAATACAAATGGGAAATACGTTAGCTGAGCCTATTTATACTCGTGGCAGAGAATATTTGTATAGAAAATTTTCTAGCAATCCCGACTTTGCAGTAGTACATAGTATTTTATTAGAACTAAAATAAGGAGGAAAAACAAATGAGAGATTTTTCTAATTGCTCTGAGTGTGGAGAAAAATTAAAACGAGTAAATAATAGAAGAACAAGACCAAAGTTATGTGCTTCTTGTCGTGGAGATAAAGTGAGTGGTCATAGTGAACTGCGACAAATGTTTTTAGAAATGCAAAAAAACCCTCCACCACCCTCAGCGTATGAAGAACGATTTGAAGATGACCCCAGAGCAGCAAAAGAAATAGAATATGGTAGAGTAGTTAGAAAACCCACAGTTCAATTAGCGAGTAAACATTCAACATTAGGAGATTAACATGGATAAAAATCAATTAAGAAAAGAGATAGAGGAAGATGAAGGGTGTAAGTATGAGATCTATTTAGATCATCTTGGCTTACCTACTTTTGGAATTGGACATTTGATTACAGAATGGGATGAAGAATATGGGAAACCCGAAGGAACTGTTGTCTCTGGGGACAGGGTCTCCTCTTGTTTCCAAGCAGATATTCATACTACGATAAACGAGTGCAAAAAACTCTATACTAATTTTGACGAACTTCCCGATGAAGTTCAGTTGATTTTATGCAATATGATGTTCAATATGGGTAGACCACGATTGAGTAAGTTTAAAAAGATGAATCAAGCGATTTCTGATAATGATTGGATTGAGGCTTCCATTCAAATGGAAGATTCTCGTTGGTTTAATCAAGTTCCAAACAGAGCAAAACGTCTCGTAGACAGAATGGAAAAGATGCAAACTTTTCCTCACGGATAACAAAGGAACGGTCTTTCTTATTTTTATAGGGTAGGTTATGTTATGAACATTTTCGTACTGGACTACAACCATAAGAAATGTGCTGAATATCATTGCGATAAGCATATTGTCAAAATGCCTTTAGAAACAACACAAATGCTCAGTACAGTATTCTATAGGTATAATGAAGAAGGACCATACAAAATTGTTCATCAAAAACACCCTTGTACTTTGTGGGCTGGACAGACATTAGAAAATTATCGGTGGTTATGGAAGTTAGGCATCGCTTTATGTAAAGAATATACTTACAGATATGAACGTATTCATGCCTGTGAGCAAGTGCTTTGCCTAATTAAATCCCCACCTACAGGACTGACAGCAAGGGGGTTTACTAAGTTTGCTCAAGCTATGCCTGAAGAGTACAAAACTTCAGATCCCATACTTGCGTATCAAGATTATTACTATTATGATAAACAATTAGCAAGGGACATTTGTAAATGGAAAAAAAGAAAAATTCCCCCATTCATGGAGGATCTAACATCATACCATTCCCGACTAAACCAAAACCCCTCCCAGGATTACAAGTAGTAGCTAAAGAGGTTGAGGTTGTTGTCTGCGGATTATGTGGCTCACAATCGTTTTTGATGTTGTCTGATGAAACTCACCAGATTGCTTGTTATGAGTGTGGGAGTCTCACTGGAAGCCAATGGCGACCCGAAAACTAAAGATTTGCCTTTCAATAAATCTTTTGTAATACTATATTTAATGTTAACTTATTCTCGTAGAAAGGGGAAAAATATGAAGCTATTAACTAAAGAGTTAGCGACTAAGTTAGTTGCAAATTTTCAAAGCGAAGAGGAAAACTTAAAGCCTGTCGTTAAGTTTTTCGGTGGTGGTGCTTGCACTTGGCTAATAAGTGAGTGGGACGGCAATGATTATATGTTTGGCTTATGTGACTTAGGTATGGGTACTCCAGAGTTAGGTATGGTAAGTTATTCAGAGTTGCAGAATTTACGTTTCCCTCCATTTGGTTTACCTGTTGAAAGGGATAAGTTTTTTAAAGCTGATAAAACTATTCTTGAGTATGCAGAAATAGCTAGTGATAATCAACGTATAGTCGCTTAATACCTTAGAGCGAAGGACAACATTTGAGTTGTCTTTCGTTTTTTCTATTTGTACTATTAAATAATTACCAACAAACTTCGTAGAAAGGAAGTAAAATGCGGAATAATCCAGATGATTTAGCTAATCAGCTAGTCAATAACATAAAAGTATGGTTACGAGGCGAACTATCCGAGGTTAGAAAAAACCCCTTGTATGAAGATGACGATACAAGGGAATCTGCCTTACTTGATGGTAGGTACGAGTGTGCTGAGGGCTTACAAGAAATGATCAAACAATGGGAGAAAGAGTTATATGAGTAGAGATTTCACTGACGACATTGATGATTGCTGCGAAGCAATACTCGGTCATACAAATTGGGGATTTGCAGATTCAAAGCTCCATGCAAAAGTTGAAACTATAATGTCGAAAAGGAACGGCGACAGTCCTAAAAGTGATAGAATAGCACATGTCGTAATTTTTTATGCTAATCCACATGAAGGAGACGAAGACTATGAAGAGTGAAACACAGCAGTTCTACAATGCGATAAAAAATGTAGAAAAAAATAAGTACTGGGAAGTCATGAGTGATGCTCATACTATATTCAAGCCGAGTGCTTTTACCGATCTTGGTTTGCCAGAAGAGTTTGTGCTAAAATATGCTCATACTTATAAGTCTGATACGAGTTCACCAAAAAGTACTATCTATGGTGATGATGGTGAAATTATTCATTCATTACAAGGAGTTATGTCTAGTACGATAGCTAATGCTTTAACAAATCTTTTTGGTTTACAAGATGCTCAGAGAGAAGCAGGTCAAAAAATGGGTAGAGGTTCAGCCTTGAGAGTATTATCACAAGCAGTATGGGAACATACTCATTGACCGTCAACCTCACATGGTTAAAACGCAAAACTCGTCTACGAATAAGACGAACTCAAAGGGAGAGAGAAGCTATGGACATACTAGCTAAGAAAAGATCAACCTATCTAAGTATGTATGAAGAGGGCATTGTTGATGCCCTCTTTGATGGAGAAATGAATCAGAACAGTACTTCATCAGCTTATTATAAAAGAGGGTTTGACTTTGGTTTAAAACTCCGTGCTAAGTTAGATGCACAGAAACAATAAGATTTGTCTTTCTAAATATCCATTGTTACTATTAATTAATAACTACAAAGGAGTGTATGATGGATACTTGGCAAGGCTATGAAGAGGAAATGTTCAAACATGTCACAGGTTACATGGTTACTGAGTTTCTTGGTCGTGGCAAATATGAGAAAGTTGCTTTTGAATCATTGCAAGAAGCTCGTGATTATGAGTTCAATGTAAAAGCTAACCGACCAACTGCCCGAGTATTGATTTACGCAGTCTGTAAACCACAGGGTAGAGTTGACCCTATCAATATGCCATTAGCCAAAGGAGAACAGTAATGGATGATTTAATAGATGCTTTAGATACACCTTTAACCGATAAACAAAAAGTGTGTCATATGATTGATACCTTAGAGGGTAGAGATCTAGTTTACTTTATGTTAATGCTTTTTGAGAAAAGCGAAATAAGTGGTGATGCCCTCACACAATTTATTGTTGATGAGTTAGGGGGCGAACCTGATTGCGACAAAAAGCTCAGAACTTTTATTAAGGAAAATGGAGAGGCTTTAAAGGACTGATAACTTTTAAATAGTCTATCCTTATAATGTTTTTTATTATTAATAAAGTAACCATTAACAAAGGAGGACCTTATGGTCAAAACTAAAAGCAAACTTAATTATAATCAAAAACAAGCCGATCGTAATTTCGTTATGATTAATCAAGAAGAAACCATCAAAGATCTTAAAAGTATCCAAGACATACTGTACAGTAATACTGGTGTCAGTATCAGTTTACAACAGGTCGTTAACCACTTAATCCATGAATACTTGAGGGAGAGATAATAATGGTTTATTTAGTAGAACATCATTATCCTGATGGTTCTCTTCGTGATAGTGTTGAGTTCAAAACTATAAAGGCAACTCAACAATGGGTCGGTGAAATGTTATTGTATATACGTCAAAATGAAACAGACCTGTCTGTGCGTATTAGCATGAAGGAGGATAAAAATGCCAAAAATGACTGAAAAGGTTACTATTGAGGTAGACACATACGAGCTACCTCCTTTTGATGAGTTCGTTTCAAGAGTGACTGAAATGTATGCTCATAATATAGTACATCACCCAGATGCAAACCCTACATTAAACGAGGCTTTTCATGAGGTGTTGACCGATATGATTGACGAAGTAATTGATATACAAGAAAGGGAGGCAAAAGATGGATTACCTAGTAGCCCTAGCAATTGACCTTTTTGCTCATATATTGGTAAATTTTACAATATTGACGTAAAAAAGGAGGGTTTTAAGCCCTTTCTGACAGTCAGTTTAATAGTGGGTGGTAGGTAACTAACCCACTATTTTTTGACTATTGTACGGTTCGATGAAGAAAGATGACGTAAAGTAGCACAAAAAAGAGGAAGCCATAGCTTCCTCTTCCTCGTTTACTCGTTTATTGTACTTTAGTATATATTTTGTAGTCAATAACTACATCGTCAGTTTTAAGCCACTTACTTTTTGTATCGTCATGCTTAAACCACTTTGTATCGTCGTGCTTTATAAATACTTGGCAGTCTTGGTTTAATACAGGGGCGTCGGGCTCGTGCATTACTGTATAGGTAGCCTCGTAAAAATTGCTCGCTTTTAATATGTTTGAGACAATCTCTACAGCTACACCACTTATGTCAACAGTCTTCACTGTATAATGGTGGTGGTCAATAAAGTATAGTGTTTGTACGCTCATTTTTATTCTCCTTTTAAGTTGTTTATTTTGCGTATTTATAAGGTAGCCCCTGTGAAGTCAAAAGACTTTTCTTTTTGTATCTTTTGTTATCTAAGTTCACAGACACAAAAGGACTTGCTCCTCCCTTTATGGTGGGCTAAATTTAAATATAGCAATAAACATAGAAAGGAATTGTTATGACGCCAAGTAGTATAGAAGAAGTGCAAGCTTTATTTATTGAGGGTTGTATATCAGCTAAGACAGCTATCTCCCAACTTAAAGCATGGGGCATGAACGAAAATGATATTGAAACCTTTATTGATACATATACACGAGACCATGCAATCGCAGTCTCTGACAATGTTTTAAGGTTTCCAACTTGATATGCTTTATATAATATTAGCATTGATGGTATTGTTAATCTTTTTGTTTGGGGAACGTAAATGAAACCGTTTTATCCATTTACTAATTTCACTATCACTTCACAAGGTAGGTTGTACCTAGATATTATAAGTGATGAAATGATAGAAACTATTGAATATGTAAAATGTATGACAGATAAAAGTATGTCTTTTCATCTTTGTTATGCTGAGGAAATTATGGCAGAAGAAAACGAAAACGAACAATTTATGCCGACAGGTTATTTACCTCCCTCTCAAACAAGTAAACATGAATCTAATTTATTTAATTTAACAAATAGAAGTAAAGTTGTTCAAAACGAAAAGATAAAAAAGTATGGACGTAAACAAGACCAGAAGCCTAAATATGGCAAACCTGGAAGACCTAAAAAGGAGAACCCTAAAAATGTACAATAGAGATCATCTTACAGAAGAAGATATATTGCAAAAAATCAATAATGTAGAAGTATTGCTAGAATTATTACCTGATGATAATCGTTGGGCTATTAAATTTTGGCAAACTGTTAACTCTGATTTGACGAGGCTAAAAGAACACATTAGAGTTTTAAATCTGCCTAATTAATGTAATTATAATAGCATAGTTCGCGTGAACTACGGAGCCAGAACCCAGCCGATATATGGGTGTAATTGACCTATTAGAAGGATAGATTGTTCTGGCTCCACTTAACTTTAAGGGAGAAACAAATGAATATACCAGAGTATATAAAATTATCCAATGTACTTGCTGACTTTCATAGCGATAACTTTAAGTTGACTATGGAACAGATAAATCAAAAGAACGAACTTGATAATACATTAGATAACTTAAAAAAGATTCTTATAGCCTATGGTTATGAGTTAGTAGATATGATGATCCATAAAGATTATGCTACTGTATTGAATATCAAAACAAACAGATTTTACAAAGTGAGGTGGTAAATGAGTGATTTTAGTAAGCCAAATGCTAGAAGGTGGACTAGGTCAAAGTACGATTCAATGGGGTTTGACGAACTCCTTGATGAAGTAAAAAAGTGGCATGAAGATAGAGGATTAATAGAAGGTAGTTCCGACAAAGACCAATGTTTAAAGTTGATGCAGGAATTAGGTGAATTATCTGATGATATTTGTTCCGATATTTATAATGATTTGACCGATTCCCTTGGTGATATGTTAGTTGTAATGATAAATATTATGATTAGGAATGAAATTAGTGTAAAAGATTGTTTACGCAAAGCATTAGTTGAGATCCAAGATAGAAAGGGTTATAATTTAGATGGAGTATTTGTAAAGACAGAATAGAGTAGTGGTTAAGTCAAGTGTTTTTTTAGTATTGTCTCTTGACTGAAGGGGTACATCTCCTTTCTAGTAACCCCTTCCTACTCTAGCTTACATAATCAGTCTTAATTTGCGTGGCGACGCAAAAGTTTATTGGGAAACTCTGATTGATTATGTAAGCACAAAATTTTTTTCAGGAGGAAACGATGGACATAGTTAATAGAATATGGGGCAAATATGAAGTCCTACAACTCGATCACGATTGTAAAGTAAAAAAGTTAACGATTAATCCATATAAACAAATCTCTAAACAATATCATATGCACAGGAGCGAACATTGGCTCGTTACAAAAGGAGAAGCAACTGTTTATCTTGATGGTGTATTCTACTCCCTTGTAAAAGGCGAAAGTATAGATATCCCACAAACAAGTATTCATTATATAGCAAACGAGACTGATGGACCTCTAACCATTATTGAAACACAACTCGGTACATATTTTGGGGAAGACGATATTGTGAGGCTAAAAGACTAAACAAGAATTGCTTATCGGGTTATCCGTTGTTACTATTTATTTAACGTAAACAACAACTTAAGAGGAGAAGTTAATGTTAAAACTATACAAAGATGTTCCTTTGACAGCAAGTCAACAGCATGAACTTAATCTTAGAATAGCAAGTGCCGAGTATTGTAATTCCGACCCCCATACTACTTCAGCCGATATTCGTTACTTTGAACGTAAGGATTTAGTTGATTCTATTAGGCTAGGTACTTATGAAGAGTTTAAAGTAATGCGACAAGTGTTTAATGCGAAAGGGTTACTTGATTGGCATAGAGATTATAGAATGCGAAAGGGAGATTTGTAATGGAAAAAGACTGGGTTGTCCTAAGGTGGGCTAAAGATAATTTTGCGACTGGTAATAAAAAGGGCGATATTACCCTTTACCCCGACTATGATGAGTGTTGGGGTTCGCCGATGTATGAGGTTGTTGATTATTTTACAGGTACTTATCATAATGCTAAACAATTCGCTAATACTTTCAGGGAGAAACCGAATGGCTAAAGAATTATATTGTCCCCAATGCAATACAGAGTTTTGGGGCGATTTATCCGTAAATTCTCTGTGTGGTGGCTGTGGACACGACTTCGCTAAAGGGTTCCAAAATGGAACTCTTGATGTTGTATCGCCGACAGGCAAAAAATATTTATGGAGAACTACTTACCCCGATGGCGAAGTAGAATATAATATCACAAATGATAGAGTATCACAAATGGCAGAAACTGAACGATTAAACAAAGTTCATCACCCAGAAAAAATTAAAGTAGAACTCATTGACTACGCAACCATAGAAATATAGGAGGAAAACTATGGAAAATAAAGAAGGTATGACTACTCATACTAAATTACCACGTCACCCATACGATCGTGACGATAAATATTGGGCTGAGCAAGAAAGTAAAGCCTATTGGGATGAAAAACTAAAAGATATGTCATGGCAATCTGCCGTGTCCATTATCTCCACGTATCTTAAACTAAATAAAAAAAGTATGGATACCGATCACTACTTGCTTTTAGAAACTGCTTGGAATAGAATTCTCAAAGGGTAAATCTCTCTACGTTTACCCATATGCCCCTAAGACTCCGTGGACCGATAACAATGGTTCACGGAGTTTGCTTATATAGGAGTGAAATGAAAAAGTTAATGAATTATTTTTTTGAAATATTCCGATATACAATATCTAATATCTTACTTCATCTGGTCACACACTGTTATCGGAGATAAAAAAATTCTTTGCAAATTCTCTGTCTGCTCCTATTATGTAAAGTACAGGAGATAATTATGGCATTAGCAAAAAAGACGCATAAGCCCACATTAGATATTGTAGGCAATCCCCGATCGGAGAAGGGGATCACTCCCAAACAGGAAGAGTTCGCTAAGATTTATGTAACTGAAGATATAAGCCAGACTGAGGCAGCGATAAAAGCAGGATATTCTGTCGCATCAGCTCATGCAATAGCATCGCAACTCCTCAACGGAACCCGATATCCAGCAGTAGTCGCCCGAATCAAAGAGCTAAAAGGCGAGCTATCTAAAAAATACGAAGTCTCATTTGAAGGACACGTTAAAAAATTAGCCGAGATCAGAGATCAAGCTATGACAGGAGGAAATTTCGCAGCAGCCGTCGCGGCAGAGAAATCCCGAGGTCAAGCTGCCGGACTCTATATTGATCGCAAAGAGATTCTGCATGGAAAGATTGACTCGATGAATCGCGACGAAGTCATGAAAGAAATTAAGAGAATCCAAGAAGAGTTTCCTGCACTCAAATCTTTTACTGAAGACAACCTCGTTATTGAGGGAGAAAGTAAGATAATAAAAGACACCACTTGACATATTTTATGCTATTATTAAATATAACTTAATTAATCGTAGAAAGGATTAAAAATGTCAAACCAATGTATTATATGTGAAGAGAGGACAGACACTAACCACCTTGTATTAGGTAGTCAATGGCTAGAGTTCTGCACTCCCTGTGGTCATAAGGAAAAACTGACTAACCAACAAACAGGCGAGACAAAAACCATTATAGAGGTTTTTAATGAAAATCGTAAGCCAGAAGAGAGGATAGGTTAATGCCATATAATGTAACGACCGAGCGAGGTCACCATATTGATTACGTCCACAACAAACCAAACGGAGGGACAATCTATTGCTATGGTACTATAGAAGAGGATAGTAACTTTTTTGTAGAGTGTGATGACGAGTACAACAGTGGTCATGTAGAAGACGTTGACCCTAGTGTGCAAAATACTTGGAAACGAGTATGTGAGTATCTGCTAGAGTGGCGACCCGACGTAGAACAGGTAGAGTGTGATTAATGAAAAAGCCTGAGTCTAAACTGTGGCATAATCTACGCGACAACACAAAGGCTCAAGGGGTGTTTTGGACACGTCTTGAGTCATGGGCTATTCCTGGAGTTCCAGATCTGCATGGCATAGTTGATGGTCATGCTTTTTGGTTAGAATTGAAAGTCCACAGGTTAAAGTCATTAAAGTCTATCAATTTGTCTCCTCACCAAATTCTCTGGCAAACTCAATATTCTTCGCAATCAGGACACGTCTGGAACTTGGTTCATCATCTCTCTTCCTCGTCGCTCAAATTATTTGGGGGCTGGCGAGCTCGGCATTGGGTAGATTCCCCGATGATGGAGGATGACATGACTCCTGATTTTGAGACAAGAATCCCGTACGACTGGACGGGTATCATCAATCATATTCTACTCTCCTCGCGTCGTCCTGACAACGATTAGTTTCTCATCAATCTTCCTCTATCGTCTTTCATCCTCGCGTCATCGTTTCTCTTCACCGAGGAAAGAGGATGATTGAGGACAAAGAAGAAGAAAGATGATGACGCCAGATTGATTGTCTAAACTGAGGACAAAAAACGAATAAATAGGACAATAATAGACTTGTAACTAGAGAAATTAATTGCTATTCTTTAATCATAGCAAACAGCTATTAACTTAACAATCTCGTAGAAAGGGGATTACAATGACTAAAACTACTAAAAAGATGACTAAGGCATCATTAACCTTAGACGCTCCAATTAAAACTGTAAAATCAGTTGAGTTAAAAGTGACTGACAAGGAGCTATCCTACAATGACATCTGGAAGTTCGTCCAGGAGCATGCAGGAGGTCAAGAATCCAATGTAGTGGTTGTCCCACTTGATAACTGTGACTTGGCAAGTGACAAGCCTGTCCCATTCGGCTATGGAGGTCAGCCTGGAGGCGTCCGACAAATGATTCAGGATTGGTTATTATTCGGTGTCGGCAAGGACAAAGATATGTCCCTTAAGACCATACTCAATAAAGCTGCTCCTCTTGGACACAGTCGCAAAAAGCCTACTTGTCTACATGCTCTCATGCACGGAGGATACTCACCGTCCAGCAAATACTGGATGACTCCGTACATCAAGCTCGTAGTCAAAGCTTAACATCTAACACGAGGGCGACAGGCGACTGTCCCCTCTTTTTTTGATTTTAACCACTGATGATTCGCGAGGACTTTCCCCGACCAGAGGATGAGGATTCCCGAAGATTTCCCCGATGAGAGGATGGATTTAGAGAGGTCTAATCATAAGCATTAATATAGGGGTTATATATAGAGAACTACTATTTTGGTTTTGCAAAAATTATAAATAAATGTTTATATAATAGCAACTTTAACGCATTAACCAAAAGGGGTATAAAATGCAAAACAAAACTAAAGGTAAGGTAGCACCTAACGCACCAACAACAACTTACGCAACTTTAACACATACAGGCAACGAGGTAACCTATGCTAGTTTATGGGCTTTTATTAATAATAATTGTGGTGGTAGTATGGCTAACGCACAAATAGTACCATTACCTAATTGCAAA